GTGATTGTGGTTATGATTACTACAAGGTAGCACAGTTTGCTGATGAGTTGGAAGTAGAAATCCAAAACAACAACAAAAAACTGGATGAATATGAGTATGCTCCCAATTTTTCACCAGAAACTATCAAGTATTTGAGGAAGCAACTTCGCCAGATGCGAAAGGTAGCAGAGATCATGAGGCATATTGATTATCTGTATTCTGGTGATCATGGTGAAGATAGTTTTATGGTGCGTGTGAAAGAAGTAGAGAAACACCACGAAGAGATTGAAGAGATAGTTACACGCATGGATAATCATCCAGATGGATGGCAAGAAACTGGTGATGGAGTGTGAGTGTGGAAAAAGTAAAATTTACACAAGTCACAAGAACCATTTGCCCTAAAACTGGGGTACATTATCTTGATGCCATTGATACGAATAATCAGCATTGGATGGCAGAAATGCGAAGTGATGTGGAGAAATGGTTAGTATTCACCCGAGTATGGCACAAAGACGCACAACACCCTTATGACTGACATCAAACTCTGTAAGGATTGTAAGCACTACAAGAAAGATTGGTATGCTCGTATCACTGGATATGGGGATACATTTGATATTTGTGTCAATCCTCATTTGGTTGCTGTAAATCCTGTAAGTGGAAAGACCAAAGGTGGTTTTTGTGATACGATGAGAAAGTTTCACGGATGTGGTATGGAAGGTAAGTATTGGGAGGCACGGAAATGATTGAAATGAGAATTGTTTTAATTGGTGACGGTTGCCGTCCAGAGTTTCAGTATCGGTATCACCGACTTCAATATGACTGGTATCAAGGTAAAGTAAATCCACCATTTCGTGGTGAAGATTGGAGTGAATGGAAAACTGCTCCTTATGTAAGTTTGATGGAAACTGAAAATGACTGAACCTGATTATAAAATTGAAGAGTGTTTTGAACCAAAAAATATGAAGGTATATTTCCTTGTTTATTCTTTGAAACCAACTCCAAAACTTATTGGTCCTCAATTTGATACACTTGAAGAAGCAAAGGAATGTGTTAGACTGTGTAGGAAACATAGAAAAAGAATTTTCCATTATGTTGAGGATTGAAGAAAATGTTTAAACCAACTATCCCAGAACTGATTGGTGAAGTGATGGGTTTTCTTTTTATTGTCGCACTACTTGGATGGGCAATTGTATCGTTCTTTCCAGTTACTTGGGGACAAGCACTTGTAATCTCTTGGGCATTCACCAAACTATTAGATGTTTTGAGGAGTATTGGACGATGATTGAAACTAAACCAATTACGAACCGAAGACCAACAAAAGAAGATGCTAATGGATTTGGATTGGTTCAGTATTATCGTAATGATTTTGGTGTATGGGGATATGATTACTGGTATAATGTAAAAACGGATGGTTGGGCACACACATCAAATTGGAGACCTCAAAATGATTGAAATTGAAAAGCAGTATAAACTCACACTCACAGAAGACCAAGCACGACAACTCCTTTTTATGCTAAAAGCTAATAAGGAACTATTGGATATTGGGTCTGGGTATGACGAACTGCGACCACTTTATCGGGAACTAAAAGAACTCTTTGATACTGGAGTACGATGATGACTGACCCTGATTATAAACTTCAAGAACTTTTTGTAGAGTTTGATAATGTTTATGGAGGTAGCACCTCTTACTCTTTGGACTATTTCCCTGTGATTTATGATAATGTGTTAGAATTGTGTGAGAAACTTGAAAATTATGACTGATTGGAAACCAACAGAACAAAACATAGGACAACCAGTATTGGATACTTACTCAGCAAGCATTCAAAACAACACTTATATTAAACCACAAGGAACTTTATACATCGGAACTAAATTTTATGATGTAGATACCACTAAACTAACTTCTGTGAAATACATAGCAGCATTATTTGATGCTATGGGATTGAAAGTATCTGAAACTAATGAAAACTTTGATAAAGTCAAACATCTCCTTATTATCCCAGAGAAACCCAAAACTCTGGATGAAATTCAACAAGAGTTTGATGAGAAGATTGATGAACTGATTGAGAATACTAAAAACAAGTTTTATCAATCCAAATATCTTTCAGAAAAGTTATATAACATAAAGTTTGATAGGATTATTGAGGACTTTGAGTATGCTCGTGAGCACGGGCAGTTTATGCCAAATATTACCATTGGAACTCTTTCTGGTTCTTATTTGGTTTCTAATGGTGGTGGAACTGGTTTGAGTGTTGGTTCTTATGAAACCTCTTTTGTAATCAAACAGGGAAACAAACACGAAGGTTATTATACTTTTGGTAATGGACGATATATCAAGTATTATATGCCTGATAAACCTAATCGTTTGGTGAGGTTTTTTATGAAAACTTGTCTTGGTTTTTATTGGGTTGATGAGAAGAATGGATGAGGACTACACACCAAGAAATCGTGAGAAATCCAAACAGGCAAAGTATGGAATGGTGTGGTGTGGATACTGCGACAGAGATATGGTAGGAGATACTGGTAAATGTCCTGTATGCGGTAAAAGAAACAATCCAAAGAAGATTAGGTATGAGTGAGACACTTGAAGAACTGGCACACTTCTCCTTGTGGTGGGGTGTGTTTGGTCGTATAATAACCTCATAAGCAACCAACCGATGACCTACACAATCACCAAAGAAATCAAAATCCACCACGATGAATATGGTTGGTGTTTTGAGTTCTCACCTGATGAGTATGGGACTGTTTCTGTAAAGGACAGTGCTAGCCCAAACATTCAATTCCTTCACATTCCCAAAGATTGTATTCAACACTTTATTGATGTTCTTGAGCAATTCAAATGACCAACAAAGAAATCCTTGAACTTGCTAAATCCTGTGGGTTTGATAGTTTTACTGGTGAAAAAGGTGATTACTGGGAGTGTTGGGAAGAACAACTCTTGGAGTTTGCTTGGGAAATCTATAGAAACTTTTGCGATGAAAAATGACTGACGAACAAAAACTCACACATCTCATCAAAGTTCTCAAAAATTACGCAGAACAACCAACTTGTTATAATCTAAATCCTGATTATACATATCCAGACCATAGTTGGGATATTTTTGAAGATGGTTCTGATTATGGTGAGATTATGTTTGCTCGCACACTTTTAGAAAGTATTGAGGAAGATTATTATTATCCTTGGAGTGATGAATTGGAGAACCTATGACTGCTTGTAAATATTGGGATGCGGGTTGGTGTTATGCTCCTGATGATGTAGAAACATCTGCCAGTTCTCAAAGTGCTTGTTTTGATTATGATTTTTGTCCTTATTTGAAATCACAGCAACCAGTAAAATACGAAACTCCTATGACTGAACTTGAAGAACTGAAAGCACAAATCAAAGTGCTTGAAAAAAAACTCTCATTCCTGGAAGAACTGGAAAAAACAAAAACTCCTTGCGAAGAAGCATACAAAGATTATTGGGGAGAGTATCCTGAAACTGAAAACCGAGCATGTGGTGGTCCAAGGTGGGAAGGTTTCCAAGCAGGTTACAATGCTGCTTATGAAGAAAAGGTAAGTGAAACCGCACAAGAACGAGGAGAACGAGTTCATAATGAAATGGAAGAAACTATCAAAATCCACGATGGTTATGGTGTAGTTGATTACCAACCAACTCCACAAACACCAGAACAAGTTGCTGATGGATTGAAAGAAGCATTTAGAGAAGCAGTCAAACAAGGTGTAGTTTCATCTTCTACCAAACAAAAATCTCTTTATGATGTGATTGATGATTGGTGGAATGATATTTTCACAACTGGTTGGGATGATAGAACTTGTATTAATACGTTGGTAGATGAAATTAGTTTGTGGTTGCCGACAGAACACGAAACTAACAGTTATAAGTGGAATGAGTGTATCCGAATGATTAGGGAGAAACTACGATGACTGAAAGAAACTTCAAACAAGAGCTCGTTCACTCCTGTTACTACGACATGGAGAATGGATACGACAGCGAAACAATTGATTATGATTGTCTGATTGGTGTTATCACTGAATTGTGTGATAGAATAGAGCAGTTGGAAAAGGACAACGAGCTCCTGAAATCTTATGCTTGGGAACAATGACTGAATACAATCTACCAGAAAAGGATGATGCTCCTTGGTTGGATACGACCTATGATGGTTTTATGACTCACGAAGAAATGATTGAAATTGCTGCTCAAAGAGAAGCAGCAAATGAAGTGATTGTTGCTAAGGTATCTGAGGAAGATTACCAGAAAGTTATGAATGTGGCAGAACGACAAGAACTCATCAACGAAGCACTTGAAGAACTAAACGCAATTGTATTGGGAGGACAAGACACCAGAGAGTTTTATCTTTCAGTATCTCATATTCGTAATGTATTAGAAAGATTGAAGTGACTTATAAAGTTAGATATACTGGTTTCGGTCCATACAAAGATAAGTTTGAACCAAACCAAATCTTTACAGTGAAAGAGATGTTGCCTTATGCCTGGCACGAAAACTTCACCTTTGAAGAAGTAGAAGGTGAGTATCATACAATTTTCTTTGAGGATGTAAAAGAATGACTTATTCACTCAATCAAGAAGCAAAAGCATTTTCATATACTCGTGAAGAACTCTTTGAGTGTATCACCAAAATTGTGGCACATCCACATACCGCAATCACAAAACACGATCAATCCCGTGCTCTTGCGATTATGGTAGTGTTTGAGGATTATTTCTCAAACTTTTTGGAGAGTGATAATAATGGATCTCACTATGTTTATGAGCGAGATGAACTAGATTTTGAGGATTTTGTAAGACACAAACTTGGTCCTGAATACTGTCACCGTATTGATGCTGATGAGGTATTGAAGTGACTGACTTTATCTATTCTACTGGTGATGAATACGAACAGGTTCTATTTGATCTCCTCTATGATTGGTGGGATGTGATCTTTGATATCAATCCACCACCAGTAGATCGTAATGGTGAATATCTTGATAAGACTCGTATGATTATGGATCTTGTAAAATCTATCAGTGAGATTAAAAAATGAGCCGTTTTACTGAAAACCCAGATGAAATCGTACTTCAAGACATTCAAATGTTTCATCTTGAAAGTATGAATGAACGCACACTTTGGATTGGTGTATATACCGAAGACGATAAAATCTATCACTTGAATATTTCTGCTGATGGTGATAAACTAAGGTACTATTGGAGTAATGAAACACCGTGACTGACGAACAAAAACTTACATGTTTGCTTACAGAACTTAAACTTCTGGCAAAAGAAACTCACTGTTATGATGATAATAGCAGTGGGAGAACCTTTGAAGATGGTGAAAAGTATGCTTTGGTTTCTTTTGCCCGCAGTATTCTAGAAAGTATGGGTGAAACGCCGTGAGGTTTGAAAATCCAACAAAATGGGAGATCTTCATTGATGGATTCCATAACTTCTGGAACTGTCTGGATTGTTATAATGATGGTGATACTTGGGGATATGATGAGTTTTGGGAGGGATTATCTTTGGGATGGTATATGGAATATATCTATCCTTATGATGATGCTTTTAATCCTACCATTTCACCAGAACGCAAGTTGAGGTTAGATCAAAAACCACCAGTCATTTATGTTTCAGAAGAAGCATATGATGAACTGGTAGAAGCAATCAACAAACCACCAGAGTATAATGAAAATATTGCTAAATTATTGAGTCTTAAAGCACCTTGGAATGATTGAAATGTTTGAAACTAAAACATCTTGGTGGTTTGAAAAACAAGACCGTAAAACTTGGTTAAATCGTGCTCAATCCAAACTAGAAGAAGTTGTAGAACGGCACGATGATGATATTGAACAGATTAATCGAAGACTTCGTTATTTGGAGGATGAACTACCGTGACTACTGAACTACCTGAACTCTTTCAACAAACCTGCAACAAACCATACGATCGCCACCACTATAAGTTGGTGTATAGTAATGATCAATCCATCATTCTAGATGATTATATGGATGTGCAAGCCCATTGGTTTCAAACACCAGCACAGTTTTTAAGTCACGTTGAAGTTCTTGACATTCCCCAAAAGAAAAAGAAAAGGAAGGGATTCCAATGATTTCTATCTACGATATTATGCACGATGAGCAACGTTATGGTTGGGTTGTAGACAAACGCTATGACTGGATTAATATGCTCACTAAAATGCAAAGGAACAATCCTCTTCGTTTCAAAGAGTTTAAGTATTCGCAAGAAACTATCTATCATTACTTAGATAGACTACAACAAGAACAAAATCTCTATGACTGACACTGGATTTGAAAGTTGGTTTGATGAACTAGAAGGATACTCTTTTCGTTCTGAAAGATTTTATGATGACTTTGACTATGCAGCGAAGACAGGAGATTATAAAAAGATTGTCAAGTGGTTGCAGACTGCATATGATGTGGGATATAATGATGGACAACGACTTTATGGAGGAACAGAATGAACTTTACCCCTGAACAATATAAACTAATCTTTACTGCTGTTCGTCGATATCAGTTTGAAAAGACTATTCTAGATAGTAAAGAATATCATGAATGTGGTGAAATACTTGACGAACTATTTGATGTAGTATACACACAAAAACAAGAACAAGTGACTTAAAATGCAATTTTCAAACGAAGAGATTGAACTTCTCATTGATGCCTCTTGGAGGCGGCAGAGGTGCTTTATTGCAGGGGATAGACGTTTCAAGGAGTATGGTGCTATACTGGATAAGTTACGGGCAATGATCCCGTACAACTACGTAATTGATGAGTTTAAGTGATGGATTACACCGAAGAATTTCCTTTTGATCAGTTTCCCTGGAAGTTGATCCATAAAGATGGAAAAGAAACACGCAAATGTTACTTTCAAACTGAAGAACATCGCAAGAAACACATTGAACGCTACAACCTTAAAAAGAAAGACATTCAATTGAGTTATAAGTATGACAACTAGAACTTTTATCGACAAGAATGGAAATTCCTGGGAATGGGAAGAAACTCCTGAAACTATTGAGGCACTGAAACAACTTCATGAAACTGTAAAGCAAGTAAATGAGCGAAAAGAAACTAATTGACGAATGCTTCTATGTGGAGCAAAAAAGATATGGTCTTTGGGATTCAACCGATCTTGAAGGTAAAGGACTGATCACATCTTTGACCGAAGAGGAATGTGTGAGAGCAACACGATTTTACTTAAAAGGACTCCAAGAGGGTTGGCCTGAAACTAAAACTTATGAAGGTCAAGTATCAACCAAAGTGGCAAAGATATGCTGCTTATCGTAACTATTTGAAAGAAGTCGGTGTTTTATGAAAAAATTCATTGAATGGTTTCTTTCTCCATCAATCGAACCAATCCTAGAAATTGATGATGTATACTCTAAACTTATTGAACTAGAAAATCGTATCATTAAGTTAGAAGAGGAAAATGTAGAAACTACAAACGAACTCTATCGTATGGAAAATTCTCTTGATGCTCGCATAGATATTCTTGCCGAGCATTGTAGGATTGATTACGATGTATGAACTAGATGACTTTGAAAAAGCACTTGCACATTTTGGAACAAGAGTAGATGTTATCATAGCAATGGAAATGGGGGGAAAGTTTGATGCTGAAACTGCTTACAAAAATATTAAGATGGAACTCAAAGAACTCAAAAGAATTCGAAAGTCCATCAAAAAAGACAAGGATTTGTGATAAGTGTGGTGTAGAAAAACCACTTGATAAAGATCATTATGATGTTGTAAAGTATTTTCGTGATGGATATTCGTATTACTGTCACGATTGTTCTAAACCAAAACCAAGAGATTGATGGAAGACACGCTTAAAATAACACAGAATGAGGATGGATCGTTCACGATGGACTGGGATCCAAAAGACCCAAAGTGGGAATGGTTAAATGGGTTGACTTCCAAAGAAATCCAGGTTATTATGGAGGACGCAATCAAAGACTACATCAATGACCTTTGACTATAAAAAGTATTCTCTTGAAAACTTGAAAACTTGGATGCAAGATGCTGTTTCTACTAGCGAGGCATCCCCACAAGAAATCTTTGATGTTCTTAAAGAAGTAGTTCAAGAAGAATATTACACTTTCAAACATCATACATCGCGTTGTTATGAACTTCTTGCTCTTCTGAATGGAAATGGTCAATCCTATGAAGATGTTATGAAAGAAAGGGAATACTATGAACCATCTATGCCACCTTGGGGTCACAGTGATTTGGAAGCACTTCGTTATACCGAAGAAGAACTGAATGCGATGTGCGACAAAGCAGCATCGGACGAAGAAAAGCAGCAGTGTCAAGAATATAATCTGCGTGAGGCAGAATATTATGACAACAAAAAGAAATGGGTTCTTCCTGTTGAACTTGATGGTCCAAGTGGTGAGTATTTTATAACCTTTCCAGATGATTTGCAGCAAATTTCTGGAATCCATGAAGGTGATGAAGTGCAATGGATTGACAATAAAGATGGATCATATACACTACGCAAAGTTACCAAATAATGGTAGAAACTCTTATCTGTGGTTATAATATATTCTGTCACATAAAAAATGTGATAGAATATCCAAGAATACAAACGCCTGTGATAAGATATTATGAACCAGGCAAATCCTGTTATGTAAACGGAACTTTTTATACTAAATGTGAGGACAGATTAAATGGCATTAAGTGAATCAGTTGAACAAAGTTTGAAAGAAGCAGAAGCAAGTTTGCGTAACGCACTTGCATATGCCGCACGTCAAGAACGACCAATGGTTTGTAGTGTTGTTGCCGATATGATTTCTCGTATCGATACTCTGATGTCAACAGATGCACTTCTAGATAAACTAGAAAATCGTAAACCTGGCGACTCTGGTATGTTTGGAAACTTTTTTCAAGATATGGGTTGATGGCAACACCAAAAGACTTTGATGGTAAGTTTACTTTAAAAAAAAGTAACGGACTTGACTTTCTACCAGAAGATGAAAGTGATGTATTCACTGTTTGGTTTTTTAGGAGAGAAAAAGAAACTAAATCTCTTAAAGAGTTTCTAAATGCTTTGGATCCAGAAAACATTGGATATGATAAACCATCAAATCAATTGTTTTATAGATCTCCATCTTCTAAACTGTATCGCATAGATTTTACAGAAGTTAAATGACTGAACAACAACCTAATGATTTTGGTAAATCACTAAAAGACTGGTGGGACTCTGATGCTTTCAAAGAACTTCAAAAGGCAAATCAAGAAGCAAAGGAACGAGCAATCGGAAAATACTTTATGCTATCTGAACAAGATAGGATTGACATGGTAGAGGCAATCACTCATATTATGTGCAAAGCAGAAAGTGAGGGAACTTCTCATCGTGGACTGCAATCTGCATTAGGAATTTATCCTGCTGGTTTTTGGGTTGATCACTTGATGGATGTTCACAATGCTTTGTGGTCTTATTATAATGATCAAAAGAAAGAACAAGAACTCAAAGATGATTTAGATGCTCTTGATGATTTTGTTAAGTAGTGTAACGTGATCCCGAAGAAAACATTAAGTTTCTAGATAGTAGTATATTGAAATGCTAACATTGGGACACATCGCAAAAAACAAATGACTTTGCCGAAAACAAGCACCGAAACTCTTACGGAAGAAGAGTGGAATGAACTTGTAGCACTAAAAGATGCGATTAGTTACGCTCCACAAACAGTTTCTGCTGAAAAAATGGAAAAGTTTGCAGAATTAATGGTTCGTACACTTGAAGGTAAATGTGATCCACCGCCACCTAAAAATTGGCGTGGTAATCCTTTGAGTGAATGAAAAAAATAAATATATCATCACGCTACAAAACTATGGATAACATCGACCAACATATTCAGAAGGATGAGGATCTTCTGAGTGATCCTTTGATTTCTCCACAGTCAAGAAGACATACTGAGGAAGAATTGGAGGCGTTGAAAGCATACAAAGCAAATCACCCAGAAGATACTCACGATCCCACAGCATTGGAATTGTACTGTGATGCAAACCCAAATGCACTAGAATGTAGAGTTTACGAAGACTGAAAAATAAATAATTTTAGTTATTACAAATAAAGATGTCTAGATTTACTGATCTTTTTCAGGAACCAACACCAGAACCAACACCAGCACCAGAACCTGCAAAGGTTGATAATGTTGTAGAGTTCAAACCAAGATCTGAGATTAAAACTGAAAAGAAAAAGTTCACAATGGATTGAGTGACAGTTTAAAAAGTGGCACAAGGGGCATCCTGGTTCGCTGGGATGCCCCTTATAATATATGGGTAATCAACAAACGCCCCAATGGCAACCCGAGCACGAATCGGCATCCAACTTAAAGATGGTTCTATTCTCTCTGTGTATCACCACTGGGATGGTTATCCCGAATGGTTGGGTCGCATTCTGAATACTCACTACAACTCACGTTCTCTTGCTGCTGAACTGATTGATGGTGGCGATATGAGTTCTTGCTGGACTGATTCACGTTGGGATGATACTGCTGTAAAGGGTGTTTATGGACCTGAGTATTACTCTCAGCGTGGTGAAGATTGCCCTCCTCGCCTTGATGCTGATTTGTGTGAGTATCTTCTCGCTAATGGTGCAGAAGAGTATCATTATCTTTACACAGGTCTTTATAGTGAACCTAAGTGGGTGTGCTATAATATGAACTGCTATGAACAAAAACTTCCTGAAGTTGTTGAAATCCCCTCTGCTGCTCTTGCTGTTTGACCTATGAAAACTTCTACTGCTCTTGGTGTTGCTTTTGGTGTCATTGTTCTTGCTACGGCAGGACTCTTCTTCCAAGCGTGGATTCTTGGAATCATTCTGTCTTGGTTTAGTGTATCGCTGACATTCTGGCAGAATTTTTTGATTGTTCTACTTGCTAATATGATTACTTACAACTCTGGAGGTTCTTCAAAATGAAACAACAAAACGGATTTGCTGACCCCGCAGTGGTCGCTATTGCTGTCGGTGTGGTTGTGATTGGTGGTCTCATCTTCATTGGTGGACCTCAATACAATGTGTGGCAACAATCTCTTGCTGGTAAGGCAGAACTACAAAAGGCAGAATACACTCGCCAAGTAGCAGTGCTTGAAGCACAAGCAAAGAAAGATTCTGCTCAACAACTTGCTGATGCCGAAATCATCCGTGCTACTGGTGTCGCTAAGGCAAACCAAATCATTGGTGATTCGCTGAAAGATAACCGTGAGTATCTGCAATATCTTTACATTACTGGTCTGGAAGATGGTAGCAAGAATGGTAACGTGACGATCTATGTTCCTACCGAAGGTGGGATGCCTGTTCCCACACTTCAAATGAATAAGTGACACTTGAATAACTGGCACACGACCCGCCCCACAAGGCGGGTTTTTTGCTATAATAACAAGGTAGTTGAGGAACTTCTCATGGATCTATCTGAACTGATTGAAGAACTGCGGGAAATTGAAATCTACGGATCTGAACCGTCAGATTGGATGGGTTACCTTGGTTCTGATGACTACTGGGTGCCAGATGAGGAACTGGCATACTGATCACCTCAGGGGCACTTCTGTGCCCCTATAATACGTTCATACGCAATCAACCGATGAGCACCACCTTCGCTGATTACACTGCCCAAGCAGAGGCACGGAAGAACATCGCAGAGGCAGTTCTGGGGCACACCTATGCTCTTTGTGAGGCACTTCGTCAGAACTTCATTGAGTACAGCATCAAAATGCACGAAAGTGCTCTGAACCGCCTGGAAGGTAATACTGAAACTGGTATTGCATACCATAAGGCATCTATTGCTGACCTAAAAAATGGTAACTGTGGTTATGAGTTCTACCCCGAAACTGGTCGCAAGTATCACAAAATCATCATGGTTGCCAATGGTTCTCGCTCTGTCCACGCTTTTGTGGATAAGAAGACTGGTGAAGTTTACAAGTCTGCATCTTGGAAGTCTCCTGCCAAAGGTGTTCGCTACGACCTTCGTATTATTTCGCAACGTGAATGGTTGCTTGAAAATGCAGACTGGGCAGGTGCTTATCTTTACGCAAAGTGAATTATGTTGATGATCTTCTTCTGGTGGTTTGTTGCCATGCTTGGTGCAGTCGCCTTTAATTATGTTCTGATGCAGTTTACTGATGATGACGACGACTGACAAACTCATCTTCATTTCTTCGTTCATTTGGTTTCTACACTGGGGGCAATGTCTTACTTCACGCATTCTGGATATGGTTATCGCAAACGGGTCTGTGAGGATGTTACCTCTTGGTTTCTGAATAAGTTCTTTCCACGCCACAAGATTACGATTGATATTGTTCATCGTGGTATGAATCGTGAGTGTGTTTATGGATATTGTGATGTTGTGGGTGAAACCTATCGCCCCCGTCACTTTCTGATTGAACTGAATACTCATATGGATGAGGAGTTGTATATAAAAACTCTTTTACATGAACTGACGCACCTGCGGCAGTGGGTGGTCGGTTCACTGCGGTTGCGAAGCGGAAAAATGTATTATGATAAAGAACCAGTCGAATTTTATGACTATTGGCATCAACCACACGAAATAGAGGCACGTGAGCAAGAAGAAACCCTATATGTTGAGTATTTGTATGATGAATTGAATATGCCAGTTCAAGAAGTGGCACAGTTCTTCCCGAACCGCCTGATGCAGGCAGTATAATACAAAGGTAATCGAGGCACATCACTGATGAAGACCTACCGAATGCTGATTGAGTATTGGGTTCCTGATGAGGATGAGAATCTCTTTGAAGAGAAGATCATTCAGTCCCGATCCTCTTGTGGTAAGATTGCAGATGATTATCTGGCACAAGATCGTACTAATCTCATTCGCTCTGTTGAAGTCACTCCTGTTTGAATCATGCAACTCTCCACACAATCTGTTTCTAAAATTGCAGATGCACTCAAACCAGTAGTAATTGATTACATTCATGAAGATGAAGGTTATGTTGAGTATATGCAAACGGCAGTAATTGAAGGTATTCGTAATACAATGGGTGATATGGATGAAGATTTACTTTTTGAACTGGGTATGCTAATCTTTGATAGGATCGAACTGAAATGATGACTGAAAAGCAAAACAAAATCATTAAGTACGCTCTGGTCGGTGGTGTTGTTATCAATACGTTAATGTGTCTGAATCTTTACCGACAGATGCTCTCACTTCAATATCAAGTTACACAACTTGAAAGCGATTCGATGAGTGCCATTCAATCATTGAGTCGTTATGTTTGGGAGATGAAGAATCCCCATCTGAATAATTCAAATAACTATCCTGCTGCTGGTGACTTTGAATGATTGAAACTGTAATTGCTGGTCTTGCATGTGGTGTTGCTACATATTACGGAATTGGTGACGGATTTCATGGACAAGTTACGGCAAATGGTGAGCGGTTTGATGCTTATCGTTGGACTGCAGCTCACCCTTATCTACCTATGGGTTCACGCATACGGGTAACCAATCAAGATAATGGAAAACAAGTAATTGTCAGAGTCAATGATCGTGGTCCATATTCACATGCCGACCTAGATCTTTCTTATGCAGCATTTGCTCATATTTCTTCTACGTCAAAAGGTAATGCAACTGTTTGTTGGAGGGTGATTGGATGAAAAAACTGATTGTTCTTGCTGCACTTCTTCTGTCTTCTCCTGTCTATGCACAGACAGAATCTTCTTACCAACCATTTCGTTATGAAACCTCTTGTGCATTGATGAATGATGGTGAACCAATGACTGATCTGTGTGTGGTGATTGAAACTCGCAACAAGGGTGGATTTCTTCGCAGTCGCAATATCTTCTCTAATCGATTTGGTCTGACGATTAAATCACGTTTTGATAAGGAGAAAGGATTTGTGACTTGGGATAGTCATAATAAGTTTGAATACAAGTGGTACTATAAACTTGGAAGTGTAGGTGAACTGGGTAACTGGTCGAATGTAATGCCAGGATTTTTTGTACAAAATGTAAGTTGGGACTGAAACAAATGAAAGATGTTAATGTAAATCTAAACGTTCATGAAATCGGTGTGATTCTATCCGCACTGCAAGAACTGAATCTACGTGAGGAAAATAGAATCGCACGTGAATATGGAAGTGTACCTGCACTGTATGCAAAACTTTACGATCTCTGGGAGCAGATGGACAGATCAGAAACTGGTCTACGGAACGACGTGGTGCCCTCCTTCTGACCTATACTACAAAGGTAGTCAAGGGAACACCTGATGAAACCCATTTCATTCACCTCTGGGCAACTGTTGGATCTGATTGCTCTTCTTGAAGAAAAAGAGGATGCTCTCTATGATGCAGAAGACAAGGCACTTTCTATCTACTACATGCAAATGGGAGTGCAGTTTCAGAGAATGTATGATCGCCTGCAAAGTCTTCCTGGTGAGAAGCGTGTCGTCGAACTTGTAGCACAACAATGAAAACATCCTATTGGTTTCTGGGTATCATTGCCATTCTAATGTGGAATGGAATGCTTGCTCGCCGTGATGCCGAAATGTTCAAGGCATATGATAAAGTCTGTGCCGAACTTCCACAACCACATCCTGATTGCCGTTACGCTCAATGAACGACGAAGACATTAGACAGTTTATGAATGCTTTTGAAGACTTCACCAAACATGCAGAGGTTGAACAGTTCAATCATTCTGCCTGGACTGCTGCCCGACAGTACACTGATCATTTCTATGAGCAGAAAGCAGCAGAGTTAGAGGTGACGGTTGATTATTATATGCAGGAGTTTCTGTGAACGATCAGACCAAATTGATTCTTGCATTAATGCAGATTGAGAATCTGACCAATCTGATTGAAGGAAATGAGTATCAAAAGTTTCTTTATGGACATCTCATTTCAGTGCAGGTTGAACTACAAAGACAGTTGACAAACCTAACTCATTCATCTAAAATTAAGGAGTAATTTACCAAAAGAAATGAAATCACTTTACATCGTTGACTACTGGGTGCCGTTTCCTTCTTCTGAATACGGTGGTGTAGTTTCTCTGATTGCCGAGAATGATACAGAGGCATTTGAATTGCTTTCACAAGAGCAAGGATTCGATGATCGTTATACGAATCTGATTATGCCCAATGTCGTCAAGGCACAAAAGTTTTCACTTGTGGACGATTACGAATCTGGTATTATTGACGCATTTACGACCTGATATGGAAAGACTCTATCGCATTGAAGAACTGTGTACAACTGGTTGGGAACTGGTTGATGAGAAGTATGTTGATATGACAAAGGAAAGAACAAAAGAAGTTCTTGACCAACTGATTGCAGACGGTTATAATCCGAATACACTGAGAGCAGTTCCGAATCCCCAACCACAAAACTTCATTCCCAGTGACAATTGAATTCCCACACACTGCACCAAAAGGTTACTCTTATGAATTCGTTCAGTTCAAGACTCATGTTGTTGCAGTGTGGATTCATAATCATTACAGGTTTGTTTACAATGGTGGTGGGAGTGCTCGTAGTATCTGGGGATTCTACAACACAAAGACAAAGTGCTACCACTCTCCTGTCAACGCCAAAACAGTCGGTGATCAAGTAAGCATTGAACAGACGACTCCTTATTCTGCAATGATTCTCAAACGTACACCATTAGAACTTGCGTATGTATAAACCAAGACTGAATGATTATGTCAAGTGGACAAAGGGTGTTGAGGGTTGGGTTTACTTTGTGGATCAAGAGTATATTACGATTGAGACGATGGTAGTGCCCAAAGATCCAATTAACATCGAACATTGTTCATTACACAAGAATCATCGTCTTCTGGTTATTTGTTATCAGGAACAATGGAATGAATTGAATCAGATTGGGTATCGTACCGATAAATATTCTGAAACAATCATTTCCAAAGCAGAGTGAAGACTTTCAATCAGTTTATATCTGAGATCACCGAACCCACCGAAGCAATCCGCCGCCTGTTAAGAATACGTGATAAGAAACTTCATCAACAATACAAACAACAACAAAACCCGCCAGAACAGGATCCACTCAAACCAGTATGAAGAAGAAGACATTGTGGCGGTTATGGGCAAAGGCAATTGGTGAGAAAGCATCTAAGTGTGACAAAGAATCAGATCACATTGCTCATATACGCACTGTTATATTTCTCACTTATCTCATTACTAATCTATTCATTGTTGCAGGTGTAATTCGTCATTGGAACAAAAATGAAATACCAGGTTGTATACTACAAATTGAAGAAGGACAACAAGAAAGCGAAACAAGAAGCAATTTTCTATAACATTGAGGATGCTACATTATGGGAACAACACGTGAAGAAACAAGGTTACCTGAACTCAGAGATCGTACCACTGTTTCAGTAAGAAATAAGGTTATCTACTATCCTTCATTAATCCTAATCAGTATTGTATCGTTTGCGTTAGGATCAAATGTATATAAAGAGTCAATCATTAATGATACTTTGAAACTGTGTAATCAAAAGCAATTAGAGTGTAAGTTCAAGTATGATATGGTGATGTATCAAGAGACAGGTAGAGTACCCTATACAGAGGTTAAAACACTCGAAAAAGGTAAAAAATAGGGTAAAAAAGGTTAAATTTAATTAAAAAATATAATAAAAAATATATTTGTGTGTTTTGTTACGTTCTCAATAAGTATGAATTAATTGAGAATCAATAAGGAATAATAGTTGAGAATAGGTGTGTGTATTGTATCTTATAAGTGTGTTAAATGCTTATAAATGCCCGATCTTATACTCTCTAAATGCTTATAAATGCCTCTGGGTCTTGTGACCTAAGCGAGCGTAGCATAAGACACGCAGTTTGTCAAGTCCACCGCCCGCGAAAATGCCACGAGACCCACACAAAAACTCGACGAGATCCACACTAGACTTATGAGATCTCGACGAGACCTTATGTTACGAGATGCACATAATTCTCGACGAGAGTACATATATATTGGTATGATTCTCGACGAGACACACATCTAGACTAGATTGTATCTTGTCGAGTTTTATGGTATAATACGAAAGCGTTCACACAATCTCGACGAGCTTATGTACGACGATTACGATCTCGACTATACGTATAGTAACGATTATGTAGATCTCGACGAGGACACATACCACGAGTATGGTATAACGGATCTCGACGAGGATTATGCACGAGATACACAAGATTATAACGATCTTGCGTATCGTCATTATGCATGATATAATCTCGACACATCGCACTAGACACGTATGTTAGCACAGAAGCGCCTAGTCACAGTCACACTCGACATCATGTGTTATGATGACCTGGATCTAGACAATATTAACTGGCGAGATGTATTAGATCTCGAACCCAATGAGGATGTCCATTGTAAGATCCAGGAGCACGATATCGATTGGTAGTGTGCTAGTTTAAATATTGGCACAGTACTTCATTCTCAATAAGCAACTCCTTATTGAGAATTCTAATATTTCATAATATTTCAAGGCAGGGGGAGTGGCGATGTATTTTCGTCGGCAGGGATACCCTTCCCCTCATTTGATTTCTTATAAGATAGCAGGCGGCCGACCCCAATTGCAAGGGGTCTTGTGCCAGTTCTTCTAGTGGCACAATGTTGCCCCAAGACCACCTGATCGGGGTTTATGTTGGTTTCGTTCAACACAAAACCCCGATGATTTTCATCACTTACCCCGATCACGGTTGTGTATACACTCTGTCGCAGGAAGATGGGGATGAGTTGTATTATGCTCCAATCTACCAGAATGGTAGTGTTAACTTAGAAGAATTCGCTCCTGTTGATTTAGATTCTGCTGATCTAGATCAGATGGAATTGTTTGACATTCGTAACCGCCTGGCGGAGATGTGCCAGATCTAGAAGTGGCATAAGGGGGGTTGCGGTTCCCCCCGATCCGTTCTACATTACATTCGTTCCTGAGGGATTCACCAATGTTTGATGAGATGTGGCAGGAGATTCAAGATGCTCCTGGTGAGATCTTTGACATTCCCGAACTTCGTGATGAAGAAGATTTCAACATGAATGAGTACCTGAACGGTAACTATGACTATTGATTTGATCGCTTCAATCGTTGTTCGTTTCTATCTCCTCCATCACTGAAATGACTCTGACTTCGTTGACTTTTGAAGAACTGGATGCCATTCTGGCATTGATTGAGTTTCACGATGATTGGGATGAAGTGAGTGAAATCGTGGGGACAGATGTTTCTGCTCTCTATGATAAACTGTCCGAAATGCGTGATGAGGTTGCTTGACATGAACCGCACCGAACTTCAAGATCAACTGGTCCAGCAGATGATTGATGACATGGACCTCAAAACAATGACCTGCTTGACTTATGATTATCTGATGGAGGGTTATGATAAGTATTCGGACGAAGAATTGACCGAAGAAGTAGAACAATACTACCCTGAACTGCTGGAAGATGTGACAGTCGATTAAGTGGCACAAGGGGGGTTGCAATGCCCCCTGATCTGGTCCATACTACTCAAGTCAACGCAACCGACACCAATGCGTAAGATCGAACAGCAGATGAATGCCGCCATTCGTGACTCCCGTAACTGGAAGTCTGGCAACACCGAAGTTACTTTTGACTCTGAAACCAATGAGTCGAAAGTGTTTCTGCACGGCAACCACATTGCTACCATCGGTGATGACTTCGTGCAAATCTTTGATGGTGGTTGGCAGTCTAATACCACCAAATCCCGCCTGAACGCTATTCTTCAAGATCACGGAATCAAGGGCGAATGTGTATTCCAGCGCAACTGGAATTGGTTCGTTCATAAGTTCATCGGGCAGGCAGGAACCTCTCCTGTGTTCAACGAACTCGAGTTCACCAACGGATTCGTGTTCGCCTGACGAACTGGCACAAGGGGGGTTGCAAAACCCCCACCCCACCCCATACACTACATTCGTTCACACAAAACACCAATGGAAACCTTCCTCGAGACTTCCTTCCAGAACGTTCGTTCTTCCAAGCGTACTGATGAGTTTCATAAAGTTCTGCTGGATGAGATTCTGAACGCAAATCCTTCGTGGGCAGAGTATGATTGGAAGTTTGAGTATCAACTTCCCGTAGATGGTTTTGGTGGCACCTTTGACATTGACATTGCTGGGTTTGATAATGGTGAACTTAAAGTTGCGATTCTTGGTAAAGCACTCAACAGCAACATTAACAAAAACATCAAAAACTACGCTAACACTAGTGTAGGTGAAGCAGCACGTTTGATGTTCGCTCCTGACATTGAGATGGAAAAAGTGCTGTTCGTGAGTGTTCTTCCCCGTGTGGCACCACGTTTCAACAAAGCGGGTGAAGTTCAGGGTTTCGATGATGTCGTGAGTGCCAAAGAGCGTACCAAGATTAACCACGTTCTGCAAGCACAATACGATGGTATTGTTGAGGCAATCGACCTGTACTTTGACATCGAAGGTGTAAAGACTCTGCAAGAGTTCAATACTATTAACGTCACCAATCTTGACACTCTGACTCTGGTGTGACAGTCTGACAAGTGGAACACGGGGGGTTGAGTTCCCCCCTTCTTCGTGCCATACTACGTTCATCAGCAAACAACCCGACCAATGCAACTCTACATCCTCAAAGAAGTTCTTTACGATTACACTGACGGAATGGCAGTTATCGCTGCTGAATCTATGCCTCAGTGTGAACAGATCTTTATGGAAGAGTTTGGGTATTTTACTGATCGTAATGGTGAACGGGTGAAGGATGAAAAAGTACAAAAAGAGTTCAACAATGCTAAGGTTACTATCATCGAAAGCGTAGGACTTGATGAGGCAGGTATTGTAGAATACGTTTACGGCGGGGGGTGACACCCTGACAACTGGCACACACCCCCTTGTGCTGCCTCCCCATTCGTGCCATACTGATTCCATCAACACAAGACCGATGAAGAACCTCCACCAAGAGCACCCCGAAGATACCATCCTCACGGGTGATTTGACCGTGCTCGACTGGTTCGTGACACCTGGCACCCTGAGCGTTAAGATCGACGGAGCACCCGCAATCGTGTGGGGGATTGATCCTGCGACTGATACGTTCTTCGTGGGTACAAAAGCAGTTTTTAACAAAAAGAAACTGCGTATTGCACACTCTCACGATGAGATTGACCAACACTATGAAGGAAACGTTGCAGACATTCTGCACACTTGCTTTGACATTCTGCCCCGTACTGAGACAATCTATCAGGCAGAGTTTATCGGGTTCGGTGGATCTGATGAGTACACTTCCAACCTGATTACGTATCAGTTCCCTGAGATTGTCACTCAAACTATTATCATCGCTCCGCACACTTGCTATTATGCTGAGAGCGATCTGCGTGAGGCAGTAGCGTATCCTGATCGTGCAACTTGGAATGATACTGAAACGGTCAAGTTTGTGAAACCTGATGCCTACATTCTGCACGGTCAAGAATCGTTCGCTGATGTAGAAGAAGTGTGCAACTTTGCCCGTCAGATGGCAACCACCTGCCAGTTCGTTTCTAACACCGAAGCGGCAAAGATTAAAGTTGCCATTAACGCTTGCATCCGTGAGCAACGTGAGATCGAAGATGATGCGTTTGGATGTGATCCTAACCTGATTCGTTTGTGGAAACTGGTTAAATCTATCAAAGAGGATTGCCTATTCCTGTGCCGCAACAATGGTCCTGCCGCTTACATCAAACAGGATCGGATTGATGCGGAAGGTTACACAATGACCAATGAGTTTGGTATGTTCAAACTGGTGAATCGTGAAGTGTTCTCCTACCATAATTTCACCAGCGGACGCTTTCAGTGTGCCAGTGCCTGAACCGTCCACCTGAACCCGCAGGGGGGCACTGCTGCCCCCTATACTGATCTCAGTTCACAAGCAACCGCGATGACCCGCGAGCAACTCCTGCAGACT